TAGAGTACCACCTGGAGATAGGTGGACTCTGGTAGAAGACTCAAAAAAAATAATACATAAAACTTTAACAGATACTTTGGAGGCCTACTTAGGAGTTACTAATTTCAAGGGTGAGTATAGATTAGATCCTTTAGGAAGTAAATTATATGCTATAAAATCAACAGAAGAAGAGATAAAACCTGAACCAATTAAAAAATATAACATATATGGGGATGAATATTAAAGAACATTCACTTTTAGTAGAAAAATATCGATCTAAGGTTCTAGATGAATATGTAGGAAATAACCATATAAAAACACAAATACAAAAATACTTAGATCAAGATGACATTCAAAATTTCATTTTTTACGGGCCTGCTGGAACAGGTAAAACTACTCTTGCAAAACTTATTGTCAATAATTTGGACTGCGATTACCTATATATTAACGCTAGTGATGAACGAGGTATCGAAACTATTAGGGATAAGGTCACAAGTTTCTCAAGCACTGCTTCGTTTAGACAGATTAAAGTTGTCATCCTCGACGAGGCAGATTTCCTTACAATTCAAGCGCAAGCATCCTTAAGAAATGTAATTGAAACATTTTCAAGAACTACACGTTTTATTATGACGTGTAATTTTATAGAGAGGATAATAGATCCACTACAATCAAGATGCCAAGTACTAAAAATAGTACCTCCAAGTAAAAAAGAGGTAGCAAAACATTTAAAAGAAATACTAGAGAAAGAACAAACAAAGTTCGAAATCGAAGCTCTTGTTAACATAGTTAACACACATCATCCGGATATACGAAAAATGCTAAATACAATACAATTATCCACTAAGGATAATAAATTAGTATTAGATGAATCAATCATAGTATCATCCAGTTATATAAAACAAGTTATAGCAGAATTAAAAAACCCAAAAACGGATTTTAGAAAGCTAAGACAAATAATTGCAGATTCGGGAGTTAAAGACTTTGAAGAATTATATAGAGCCTTATTTGATTATACTAGTGAATATGCCAAGGGCAGAGAAGGTAGTGTAGCTATGATTTTAAATGAGCACCAATATCATTCAAATTTTAGGATAGATAAAGAGATTAATATAGCAAGCGCATTAGCAAAAATAATAGAAATAAAGAAACCACAAGTAATATGAAATATATTCAATGGTCAGGTTATAAATGGTTACCTCGTGAAATATGGGGAGAATATCATCCTAAAAAACCATACTGTTATTATGACCCTGAAGCTATTGATTGTGATAAAGATAATAATTTAATACTAAAAACCCATATTAACCCAAAAAAATTCAAGGATAAAAAGATATCTGTAGGAGTAGGGTTGATATCGTGTACTGAAAGGTTCGGGTATGGGTATTTTGAAATAGAAGCAAAGTTACCAAAAGGTAAAAACCTATGGCCTGCTTTTTGGATGAGTCCTTTTGAAAGCTGGCCACCTGAAATAGATGTATTTGAAGGTTACACTAAAGAAAAAAATAATTATTTTCATTTTAATTGGAAAAATCCATTTGGGTTTTGGAGAGTAGAAACAAATTTTCACTGTGGAAAAGAACCTGACAATTATAATTTAGGGGCTAAGACACATTGGTTAGGATTTAAAGATCCTACAAAACATTTTAACAAATATGGGTGCTTATGGACCCCAGATAAAATAGAAATATTCTATAATAATAGATTAGTTAGAAAATTAATTGATAAAAAATTATTAGAGGAATATCATGGGAAAGCTATGAATGTAAAAATTAATGCCCATGTAGATAAAAATGTAGATAAAAAAAATCATAAAACATCAAAATATATAATTAAAAATTTCAAATATCAAAAATTATGAATAACACACAACAACAAGGTATTAACATAGATTTTAAAAATACCACTGCAATAGAAGGTTTTGACGGAGGACATTTATTTGGTCAAGCTTTTGTACTAAGAAAAGTATCAAAATTTGTAGCAGGAACAGATGAGGATGCAATGCTTCCAATACCTGTATTCTATGATTTAGAAACTAAAAAGATTATTAAAGATTCTTTACCTAAAGAGTTAAGAGCAGAATATGAAGAAATAACTCTTTAATGTTAGGAAAGGGTATTAGAAAGATAAATATGAAAACCCAACTATTGTTTAATGGTTGGTGGGCTCACTATCATCCTAATTGTTGGTTTAAAGAATCAGAGGATACTCAATACCTGAAAAATGGAGTATTAGTTGGTTTTAGACCTGAAGAAGAGGGATTAACAATGGAAAAAGCATATGAAAGATCCAAAAAAGGATAGAACTAAAAATATATTTGATTGGCTTAGTCATATAACTTTGTATAAATCACCTTCTGAAGAATTTACGGATAACGACTGGGAAAATTTTAATTCATATATGGTGCATAGATTTATGAGTATGCATGAATACTACGTTGAAATTGCAGATTACGCCCAATCTTTAATGCCTAATAATAAAAAAGAAATATATAATTTCTATAAAGAAATGATACCAAAACGTAAAGTTTGGTCCCCATATATTAAATCCAAAACTAAACAACCTAATAAAGAATTAGTAGAGTATATATCTTCTTATTTTGAGGTTGGATCTCGGGAAGCCCTTTCGTATATTAGTATAATGAATAAAAATGAAATAACCCAAACTTTAAGAAAAATGGGTTTAGAAGATAAAGAAATTAAAAAGTTATTTAAATGAAAGACCAATTCATAGAAGATTTAGTAGAATCAAGAAAAATAAAGGGATATATTGAAGATGAAATAAACCAAACAATTACTATTTTTGAAGAAGACTATCCTGAATTATCTCAAGAATTTAAAAAAATCACTGATGAAATGTATGAAACATTTGCTCGTAAACATATGGACTATGGTTTACAAAATATTTCATTAGGTGGTGATTTAACTAAAGATAATGATAAGAAATTTTCATTAACAGGACTAGCTATTAGATTAACTGACAAAGTATCCAGATTAAGAAATTTATTAGTAAATGGTAAAAATTTTGTTAAAGGTGAAGGAATGGAAGACACGTTTTTAGATGTAGCCAATTATGGTATAATTGGTTTGTTAGTTGGGCGTGACAAATGGAAAAAATAAATGCCTAAAATTCCTACGATAGTAAAGGAGATACAACAAACTCCAAAAAGAGAAGTTAATTACGCTTTTCAAAAAAACATTTCATATTCACAATATTCAATGTGGAAAAAATGTCCTAAACAATGGGCATTACAATATAGAGATGGTCATAAAGTTTATACACCTAGTATTCATACTGTATTTGGGAAAGCATTACATGAAGCATTTCAACATTATATTAAAGTAATGTATAAAACAAGTGCTGCAGCAGCTGATAGAGAAGATATATTAGAAATACTTAAGGACCAACTTAGATTTCACTACCAAGAGGAATATAAAAAAAATAATAACCAACATTTTTCCAACCCAGGTGAATTAAGTGAATTTTATCAAGATGGAGTTGAAATTTTAAATTATTTAAAAAAGAACAGAGGTAAATATTTTTCAAAACGAGGTTGGCATTTAGTAGGAATTGAAACCCCTATTACAATGCCTCCTTTATATTATAATCCTGATGTTTTATTTGTGGGTTATCTTGATATTGTAATGTATAATGAAAGATTAAATAAATTTAAAATTATAGACATTAAAACATCAACAAATGGTTGGAAATTAAATTATGTTAAAAATGATGAAGATAAACAATTCCAACTTATTTTATACAAAAAATTCTTTTCAGAACAATTTGGAGTAGATAAAAAAAATATTGATATTGAATTCTTTATTACTAGAAGAAAAGTTTATACTGAGGGAGAATATCCACAAAAAAGATTTCAAATATATTCTCCACCCTCGGGTAAAATAAAAATAAGTAGGGCAACTAAAGCTTTAGAAGAATTTATGAGTGAGTGCTTTAAAAAAAATGAATATTCAACAAAGGAAATGTTACCTAATCCTTCTAAGTGGAATTGTGGATTTTGTCCTTACAAAAATGATGTAAAATTATGTGGAGTAGGTGTAAATTCTTAAAAATATACATATTTACGAATATAAATATTAATCAAAATAAATAAAAATGGCAACAAAACCAAATATGACATTAACAAGTGTAAAAGTCAAAAGTGATTTGTTTGAAAATTTCAAAATTGAATGTGTAAAACGTAAATTTTCATTCCAAAAACTCTCAGATCGTGCAATTTATTTGTATCTTACTGATGAAGAATTTAGAAAAAAAATTAATAATCAAACAAACTTAGAATTATAAGATGAATAAAGATTTTAAATACCTTCCCCAAAATGAAAGAAAGAAAATACTTCTAATATGTGATGATATTAGAGTCCATTCAGGGGTAGCTACAGTAGCAAAAGAAATAGTAATACACACTTGCCAACATTTTAATTGGGTCCAATTAGCAGGAGCTATTAAACACCCAGATTCAGGTAAAAAAATTGATTTAAGTCAAGATACAAATAAAGAATCAGGATTAGATGATTCTAATGTGATACTATATCCTACTGATGGATATGGTAATCCTGATATGGTAAGACAATTAATTAAATTAGAAAAACCAGATGCTCTTTTTATTATAACAGACCCAAGATACTTTGATTGGTTATTTAATATGGAAGGAGAAATTAGAAAAAATATTCCACTTATTTATCTTAACATTTGGGATGATTATCCTGCTCCTTTATATAATAGTGCTTTCTATGAATCATGTGATGCTTTACTAGGAATATCTAAACAAACAGTAAATATTAATAAAATTGTATTAGGAGATAAAGCCAAAGATAAGGTTATAGAATATATTCCTCATGGGTTAAACCATAAAATATATCGCCCTTTAGAAACTACTGAGGAAATAGAAGCTATGGAAAAAATGAAAAGGGATTTATTTGGTAAAGATGAAATAGACTTTATTTTATTCTTTAACTCAAGAAACATCAGAAGAAAACAAATCCCAGATACAATGTGGGCGTTTAAAATATTTTTAGACAGTCTACCTAAAGAAAAAGCTGAAAAATGTAGATTTTTACTTCATACTGAATTAGTACATGAAGCAGGAACTGATTTAGAATCAGTAAGAGAATTATTATTTGAAGAAAAATATCCTAACGTTATAAAATTTGATACTGCAAAATGGTCAACAAATCAACTAAATTTACTTTATAATATGACAGATTGTCAGATTCTTTTAACATCAAATGAAGGGTGGGGGTTAACATTAACTGAAGCAATGTTAGCAGGTAATCCTATTATAGCTAATGTTACAGGAGGAATGCAAGACCAAATGAGATTTGAAGATGAAAATGGAAAATGGTTTACCCCTTCTCCTGAAACACCTTCAAATAACTCAGGAAAATATAAAGAACATGGAGCATGGGCATTTCCGGTTTATCCAGCTTGTAGGTCAATTCAAGGATCACCTATTACACCTTATATTTGGGATGATAGATGTAAACCTGAAGATGCTGCTAATAGAATTAAAGAAGTATACAACTTAGGAAAAGAAAAAAGAAAAGAATTAGGAAATGAAGCTAGAAAATGGTGTTTAAGTGAAGAAGCTGGGTTTACAGCTGAGTATCAAGGTAAAAGAGTTATAGAAGCTTTAGATAAGTTATTTGATACTTGGGAACCAAGAGAAGCTTTTGAAGTAATAGACACTAGTAAAGATTTTAGAAAAATTCAAACCCATAATTTAGTATATTAATATGAAACCAACATTTATAATAAGCTGCCCAATAGATACCTACTCAGGATATGGAGCAAGAGGAAGAGATGTAGCAAAAGCTATAATAGAATTAGATAAATATGATGTTAAAATATTACCCCAAAGGTGGGGAGCCACACCTTGGGGTTTTATAGAAGACCATGAAGAAGATTGGGGGTTTCTTACTAAACATTTTTTCTACCCTCAACCAAATCAACAATATCCTAAACCAGATATATGGATGCAAATAACAATCCCTAATGAATTTATGCCTCAAGGACATTACAATATAGGAGTTACGGCAGGAATTGAATCAACAGTAGCACCC